CTAATAATGTATTGTTATATAGTAAAGCTAACTGGCCTTCTAATTTTTACAACAAAAATATAGATGAGCGTTCTGATGAACGTAGAGTAATTTATACTGGAGCTACCAGAGCTCGAGACACTTTACATATACTATCAAGTAATTATAAGTATAATTATCCGATAGGTGAAGACTATTTAATTTATTTAAGGGAGAAAAAATAATGGAAATAATAGGATATATTTGTATTTGTACAACAGCTATGTTTATTTATTCAACAATAAATATGATGAAAAAGGTTGAGGAGCTAGAAGAAATTATAGAAGAACAGGATTTAGAGTACTTTGATATACAGCAAAAAATAAGAACTGCAATAAGTAATATGAGAGAAATAGATAGCAAACAGGCTTTTGAAAAAGATGATGAGGTAGGAGATATATTCTCTTCTTTATTATCAATTGTAGAAAAGCTAGGAGAAAAGAATGAAGACTAGTCCTGTTGATAAGTTTTATGTAAATTTACCAAAATATCAAAAAGAACTAGAGGAGTTGTTAAATCCTAATATTGTTAGGAGGGGTAGAAAGAGAAAAAATAAAATGTACTTCACTCCTATAACAGAAAAGGCTATCGTTGCATATAATAAAGAAAAAAGTGGTTCAAAAAGAAACAAAATATATTCTGAACATATACATTATCCTATATGGAAATTATCTCAGAATATAATAAATAGATTTAAGTTCCCGTATATGGATGGAGCTACAGAGGACAAGCAATATGAAGTAATATCTTTTATACTACAGAAACTACCTAAATATACACAAGGAAAAGGAAGAGCATTTTCTTATTTTAGTATAGTTGCAAAAAATTACTGTATACAGACAAATAATAAAGCTTATAAAATGTTAAAACAAAAAACAAGTTTATTAGCTGTAGATAATCAAAGAGATATTGCAAACGAGCAGTATCATAGAGAAAGAAGAGACTCATTAAAAGATTTTACAGATTTATTTGTAGAAAGATACGAAGATGAGGTAGAAAAAAGATTTTCAAAGCAGTGTGATAAGAAAATAGCTTATGCAGTATTAGAATTATTTAGAAGACGAGACAATATAGAAAAATATAACAAAAAAGCATTATATGTACTAATTAGAGAAATGACAAATGAAAAAACTCAAGATATTTCTAAGGTAGTAAATATAATTAAAAAAGAATTTGAAAAAAAATACTTTGACTATAATAATTTGGTCAATAGTAGAGCGCGATGATGGTAATAATACCAAATAACAATAATAATAAAAAAAGAGGAAATAATATGAAAAAATTGATTTTAACAATGATGTTAGCAATTGCTATGGTATTTTCTACACAAGCACAGGAAAGAGGTGATTGGTATGTTGGTACTGGTGATGTTGCAAATATCGCATGGACAGAATGGGCAGTAAGCCCTACCGTTGGTTACGGTGTTATGGATAATCTAATGGTCGGTGTTTCGGTTGCTCAAGCTGATTCAACGGTCGATATGGATTATGATTTTCACGCAAGATATTTTAGAAATGGATATTTTGCTTATGTAGCAACAGATGGTTTAAGCACTGATAACATTAGTTATGGTGTAGGTAAAATGTTTACGTTGTGGAACAACAACTTGTATGTTGACCCAAAAATTGTATACAATTCAGGAGAAAAGACTACGAATCTTACTTTAGGATTCGGTCTTAAATTCTAAGAATTGTTATATGCATCGCGCTAATAGGTCGGCAATTTTGCCACAAAACAAGTATTACGGAAAACGGAGATAACAATGGATTCAGTAATTAAGTACGTAACAGGATTTTTTGGTGGTTTATTAACTATCATGATGGCAGTATTGCCAGTAACAATCCTTTGGACTGTTTTGACAGGCGGTTCAGTATTTGGAATGGATGTAATCGCTAACTTATCAGCTCTTGTGACTTCACTTGGAGAAGGTGGATTTGTAGGATTGATAGTATTAGTAATTGTAATGTCATTCTTTATTAAGAAATAATAAAAGTTCTAAATAATAGAAGGCCTGGGGTTTAACGACTCCAGGTCTTTTGTTTTATATATATCTGATATTTATATATAATAGGAGAATAATATGGAAAGCAATAAAAGTCAAGACGAAGAAATATTCAAAGGTAAGACTTTCTCTGGTCTTATGGAAGATATATACAATAACTCTGCCAAAAAAGAAGCACAGATAAATGATTTAATTAAACAGCTTCAGCCTATGATTAAAAATATGGGTGATGCAACAATATTAGTACCTATAATAAAAGAATATTTAGAGGTTGCTGTAAAGAATGACGAGCATTTAATTAAAATGGCTGCAATTGTACAAAGAGCAAGTAGTAGAAATACAAATGATACATCAGGTGTACTACTTACAGAAGAAGAGAAAAAGCAGTTACTTGAAGCAGTAGAAGATGTTGAGGATAACAGATAAATGAGAAATAGAGTACAAAAAACCAAGCTTGGTGATTCTCATCAAATGCAACAAACCACCAACATTATGTGTGGTGAAGTTGTAGAAGTTATAACAAACTCAGACCATCCTTCTTATACAACAGATGTGTCTATAGGCTCTATGAGAGTTAAGCCATTGGGAGGTGGTCATAAGTTTAGTTCAGGTCCTGATAATGGAGCGATATGGGTTAGACCTCTTTCTCGAAATTATATGTGTTTACCTTTATTAGGCGAAATAGTTGTGTGTATTAAAGCTTCTAGTTTAGGAGCTCAAACAAATCCATTAAATTCCACATTTTATTGGCTTGACACTATAGCACTATATGGAGAGAAAAATGAAAATACTCTACCCAATGCTAGTTATCATTCAAACAAAGGTATAAATGATGTACCAGGTGATACATTCGAAGAAAAACAAACAAATCAAATACATCCATTTGAAGGAGACTTAATACTTCAAGGCCGGTTTGATTGTGGTGTAAGATTTGGTTCTACTCAAATAGGACAAAAAACAAAAGATACTTGGTCAATAGGTGGAGGTGCAAGTGGTGACCCAATGACAATTATAACAAACGGATTTGCTGGTGATGAGAAAATAGAAGATATAAATTCCGACTTATCTAGTATTATGATGACAAGTACTCAGAAAATAGATATATCATTAGCAAATAAAGAAGCACCTGCAACTGTTACTGTACCTACAGGTCCAGTCTTACCTCATTTACCACCATTAAATATGTTTATGGATAAGCCTCAAATAATAATAAGCTCTGACCGTCTTATATTTAATGCAAAGAATGATAGTGTATTTATAGCTGCAAAAAACAATATAAGTCTTTCTACCAAAAAGTGGAAGTTAGATGTTACAGCTCTTGCAGATATATTATTGGAGACACTTAATCAATTAACTATGGAGGTGCATCCAACACCTTGTGGTCCAACAGGCCCTCCTATAAATGCAACGATATATACTATGTTAAAAACTCAACTCGAGGCAATGAAGCAATAATTATGCCTTTTTTAGTACAGCCATTTGTAATGAAACTTCAAGAAAAGCTAGACCCTAATTCGTCTACTTGGTCTGAAGGTGCGGAAGGTGATACGATGAAGCCTATCCCTGTACCAGGACAGCTACAAAAACCTCCACCTCCAGGACCTCCTTTAGTATGGGCAAAAGCTTGGGCTGACGCAACTGAAGTTGGATGCGCTGGTTTAATACCTCCTAATACAATGTTAAAAGCTGGTTGGGCTGCTCAATATGCTGTATTACTTGGAGCGAAATCTTCTGAACCTAAATATTCAACTTTGAAAAATAGTTTTGTTGCTCAAGCTGCAGCAATACTTCCAGGATTTTTACCTACAGGTACTGCAACACCACCTCCAGGTCAACCTCCTTTTGAAAGTATAGAAGGGTACGGTAATAATGCAACAACAAACCTTCCCTGGATGAACGCTGCAGGTGTTATGTTAAATGATTGGTATATGAAAGCAATAATAATATATACTTCAGGACCCACGCCTATGACATGGCTTTAGTTCTCATTATTGTTATATTTATATAATATAAAGTATAGGAGCATAAAAATGACAAAAAAAGATTTGGTAAAAATTATCAGAGAGGTTGTAAAGCGTGAAGTAAAAGCTGCTGTAACAAATGAAATTAACGAAGTGTTAACTTCAATGGAGCAGAGTAAAAAACGCGAGCCTATATCTGAAAAGACTTATGCAAAAAATAAGTCAATAAATAGTATATTAACCGAAATGCAAGCCGACTCTTCTAAAGGAGAATTTGAAGAGTGGCCATCTATGGACGCAGGTACTATAAGAAATAGATTTGCAGCAATGCAAGGTACTGCACCAATGACTGATGTGAATAATCGACCTGTTGACACAAGTAAGTTAGACCCATCGTTAACTAAAGCATTAAACAGAGACTATTCTGAATTGGTAAAAAGATTTAAGAAATAATGAGAAAAAGAGAAGAGTTTAGATATAACCCTATAGATTTTGAAAAAGATAGAGCCATTGGTTTGACTCTACCTCTTACAAATGATTCTAGCGCTGTAACAAAATTTGATGTGTCGTATGGAACATCAACTGATACTGGTTCGGCTGACTTAAATTTATCTAACATTGAAAATCTTCACGGTTCTGCAAAATCTTCAACACAAGGAGATTTTACACTTTCATATACAACAATAGAACAAGCTAAAACTAATTTAAGAAATCTAGTGTTAACAAACAGAGGTGAAAGAGTAATGCATCCAGAATTTGGTTGTGATATATGGGCTTCTCTTTTTGAAAATATAACACCTAAGCTAATAAATGACTTGCGAGATAGAATATTAAAACAAGTATCTATATGGCTTTCATATATAAACATATTAAATGTTGGTATTGAAAAAACACCTGGATTTGAAAACAGAGTAAATATATCTATCACTTTCGCCTTATATAACGACAGTATGAATAAGGAAACAATTACGATAGCAAATGTGGGGACTTTATAATGGCAAATCAATGTAATCTGGATAAAAAACAAACAAGGGATATAAAATATCTAAATAAAGATTTTTCTAATTTTAGAAATGATTTAGTAAACTACGCTAAAAATTATTTCCCTGACATATACAATGACTTTAATGAGTCATCACCAGGTATGATGTTTATAGAAATGTCAGCTTATGTTGGAGATGTTTTATCGTATTATGTAGATGCGCAACTTAAGGAAAGCTTGTTGGTTCATGCAGAAGAAAGAACTAATATTATAGATATTGCAAGAGCTTTAGGATATACAACAAAACCAGTTGTACCAGCTATTGTTAACATGTCAATGTATCAGGTAGTTCCAGTGGATGCAGCAACGATGCAGCCTGATTTTAGATATGCAATGGAAGTATTATCTGGAATAGAAGTAAAGACAAAAACAAACGAAATTTTTATGACCCAAGAAGCTGTTGACTTCAAACAAGACACGCCTCAAAGTCCTAGAGAGGTTACCGTATATAAAGTAGATGGTTCAGGAGACCCTGAATACTATTTATTAAAAAAAGAAGTACCAGCAATAGCAGGTGAGGTAAAAACAGAAACATTTACATTTGACGACCCGAGAAAATTTGATAAAATTCAATTAGACTCTACAAAAGTAATAGGCATATTGGATATAAAAGACGATGCAGGCAATAAATGGTATGAAGTACCTTATCTTGCTCAGGACAATATATTTGAAGACGTAGTTAACAACTGGGCAGCAGACCCTGAAATGTCTGCGTATAATTACGATGCCCCATATATATTAAAGCTTAGAAGAACAGCAAGAAGATTTACTACTCACGTAAAAGCAGATAATTATACACAAATATGGTTTGGAGCAGGTATATCTACACAGCCTGATGAGGTTATAGTACCTAACCCTGAAAATATAGGTATGGCATTACCTTATGGTAATACATCTGCAAATTATATGAATGGTACAACTTATGTTGATATAGCTTTTGACCCTACAAATACAATGTTTACAAGAGCGTATGGTCAAGCACCTATGGATTGTACATTGACAGTAAGATATTTGGAAGGTGGAGGTTTGGCATCTAATGTTGCAGCTAGAAAAATAAATGAAATAGTTAAAGATGGAGATTATTATTGGTTAGATACAGATGAGTTAGACGCAGGTAAAGTTACCATTGTTAAAAACTCATTAGCATGTATAAATCTAGAACCTGCAGTTGGTGGCCGTTCGGAAGAGACCACAGATGATATAAGACAAAATGCACTTGCACATTATTCATCTCAAAACAGAGCAGTTACAAGAGAAGATTATATTGCTAGAGTATATGCAATGCCACCAAAATATGGTTCTGTTTCAAAAGCATATCTAGATAAAGATGAACAATACTGGATGCAGACTGTAGGTACACATGAAATAAAAAATCCTTTAGCAATAAATTTATATACATTGGCATACGATAAAGATAAAAGATGTGTACCAATGACAGAACTTGCAAAACAAAATCTTCAGACTTATCTATCTCAGTATAGAATGTTGACTGATGCTATAAATATAAAAACTGCTCATGTTATCAATATAGGTGTAGATTTTTCTATACTTCCAAGACCAGGTTATCAAAACAAGGAGGTGCTTCTACATTGTATAGAAAAACTTAAATGTATTTTTGACCCAGATAACTGGTCAATAAACGAACCTATAATGCTACCTAAAATAGCTACAGAATTAGACAAAATTGAAGGTGTACAAACAGTAAAGAATTTAAGAATTTACAACCTTTATGATACTAACAATGGATATAGCGGAAACATATATGATATAAAAGGTGCTACAAGAGATGCAATAATATATCCTTCAATGGACCCATCTATATTTGAGGTTGCATATCCTGATAATGATATTAAAGGTAGAATAGTGGGATACTAAAATGATATATACATTAACAGCTTCAAGAGACGCGACAATATATGAAGGTTCAGGTGCCTCTACTGGATTAAGTACAAAATGGATGAATACAGGAGGAGATGAGATACTTGAAAGAGGTAAAATAATTTCGTCATCACAAACAGTTAACACATATAATTCTAGAATGCTATTATATTTTCCAATTGATTGGTCAGTAATAGGTACTGCTAGTTATTGGACAACTGCAAGCGATGCATATCTAAATTTATTCGCAACTGAAGGTGCTGCAATACCAAGAAGTCATAGTTTAAGTATACACCCTATTTCAAAAAATTGGGATGTAGGAATTGGCCGCGCAGGCAACAGACCTAAGACAACAGATGGTGTTAGCTGGGTAAATTACAAAGGTGAAGATACAACTGGACAGGCTTGGCCAATAATAAACGCACAATTGGTAGCAGGAGAGACAATGTCCAATGGTGTTACAAATACAGGTGGTGGTTCTTGGTGGACATCATCAGTTGCTGTACATGAGTATAATTATAACACAAATCCAAATGAAAGTTTAGACATGAGAGTAAATGTTAAGAATATACTATCAGATTGGAGTCAGTCAACAGCTATTGGTTCGAGTGGTTATCCAATAACAAACCACGGTTTTTTAATAAAGCTTTCTGGCTCTTTTGGTTATGGTAGCTCTCTTGCTAATCAGACTAGTTTTGAACACGATAAATACAAATATGGTATGATTAAATATTTTTCTAGAAATACACATACAATATATCCACCAAAGCTAGAAATATGTTGGGACGATAAAGTATATAATACAGGAAGCCTTAGTGTTTTAGATATGACAGACCCTGGCAATGTATTTTTCTATATTAAAAGAAATAGAGGTGCTTATAAACGAGGAAGTAAAATAAGATTTTATACACCAGGAAGAGCAAAATATCCAACTAAAACTTATGGAAATACTTCAGCTAATCTTGCTATAAAGCATGTAACAGAATCAGCAAATATATGCTATTCAATTATTGATGTCAAGACAAATGAAACTATAATACCTCATGACAATACATATACTCATCTTTCTTGTCACTCAACACTTGGTAATTATTTTGAAATACATTCAGACAGCTTGTTTGAAGAAAGAGATTATAGAATACAATTAAGATATAGAGAAACAACTGCATCAGTTGACTACTCATATTTTGATATTAAAGATACGTTTAAGGTAGTGAGATAATAGATGGCATACGGTAGTGGTAATAATAACAGAAATATGTCAAGAGCCGGTGGTGCTAAAAGTAGACGTGTAAGACGAACTAAATATGATAAAGGTTTTGTAGGTAAAGATTATAGTATTAGAACTTCTCATGTTGGTAATGACAAATCTAAGGAAGTTGTACAAGAAATAGTCGAACCTTCAATAAAAGATTTATATCAGAATATAGAAGTACAATTTGGAAAAGAAGATGTGTTCAAACCAAACGGTGCACATCAAACGGATTTTTCTCTTGACACAGATTTGAATGAGGAGCAGATGTCAGAAGGAGGTGTTCTTATATCTCACGAGGCACTGGAAGTTGATTGGAAGTTTTTTACTATAGCTTCAGGTAGAGCATGTATACAAAAAGAATCTGCTCAAAAGGTATTAGGTGATGACATGAAAATAACAGAGTTAGAGTCTACTGTACCTACAACATCTGATGACTTACCTACAATTGACTTCTTAGAAATAAGAAATATTTCTGGACAGATAGTAGGCGGAAGTAGACAGAATACAAATATGCTTGAAAACGACCCTCCAATTATACCTAGACTAAAAGGCAAAGAAGGTCAATATGCAATTATGGCTAATCACGAACTTCTTGTTGTTGCAAATGCTTATAACTTTATACCATTTGGTGAAGACGAACCTAATAGAGACAATATAAAATATACTTGGAGGTTTAGTTCAGGTACTGAAAACTATGATGTTAATGTGATAGAGAAAATTGTAAGTAATACAAGAGAGCTTAAAATAAGCAATATACAAAGAGACGCTATAGGTACATACACATTAGAAGTTAGCAATATGAACGGCCGAGTATTTTCTAAGGCGTTTGAATTATATGTAAGAAGACCTGGTGAAATAAGAGAAGTTAAAATGACCGTAGGTGAACAAGAGATACTTACAGGTAATTATACTTGGGTCGAAAGAGAAGACAATGAACACGACGAAAGATATACACCTTTCGATAATAAATTCTCTTATGATTATGAAAACGAAGAGTTTGTAAGAATATATCATAGAAAATCTAATAATAAATGGTATTTTGATAAAGATAATAAGTCCTTTGAATGGGACTTTCCTACACCTGGATAGAATATGGCGCAAAGAATAACCAGATATAAACCACAGGATTCCAAGAATATACTTGGAAAAAAGATATATACAAATTTTGGTAAACATGCTACCGATGTTGTAGAAATGCACATTTATGGTGGTGAGACACTACTTGATTCAGAATATCAAGAAAAATACTTAGTACAATATTATGACAATGTTTCAACACCGCATATATCTTTAGATTTGCACAGAGGTATTCGTGCATTTGGATATACGAAAGGAGATTATAATGTAAAATTTAATTTCTTTAGAAATATACTTGGTGAAGAAGGTATAGAGCAATTATTTATATCAGAAATATCTCCATCACGTAAAGAAGTTAGAGTAAAATCCTTAGATACAAACGCATCATTTTTATCAGATATAAAAGAATTTGCTCAAAAGAAAACTGAAGGAGGTGGTAAAAAAGGTTCATATGAAAGTAGAATATCTACAGATAACGAATCTAGATTAGAACATTGTTTAGATGATTTATTGCTTAACTTTGGTAGTGATAAACAAGCAATGGTTATCAACTGGATATGGGATGGTGAAGAAGGCGATGGTATAATATTTAAGTTATACGAGGCACTACCAAAAGATATTTTACCTAAAGATAATCTTTGGGTTGTAAAAGAAATGATAGATTCAATTGGTCAGAATATAAAGCTGATACCAATTGAAGAAATGGCTGAAGGTACAAAAACTCTTTTACCTAACTTTGAATTAAACACTCCATTAAAAGTAGGTGAATCAGGATGGCAAAGCTGGAATGATATATTAGGTTCTAATAAAAACAACAAGCAGAGTTTGATGAATAGGTTTATATCTCAATCTGCTACACAAACAGAAAACAATGTAGATTATAGACATTATAAAAACTTTGTACACTTTAGTTCTGCTGTTGAAAGACTTGAGAATTTCAAATATAAAATGAGATTGCTAGAACAATACTCGTCTTCTCTTGCTGTATTGAACGCTATGCCAACACCAACAACATTTGGTAATACAAATATAGCAGAGTATGAAGATAAAATTGAAGCTGTAAAAAATGGATTTGACGGATATGAAAGATTTTTATATTATGAATCGTCATCTTATGTTTCAGAATCTGTAGGAGAGTTCTATCCTAAAACTTGGCCAAAAACAAATACATCAAAACCATATACAAATGCCACAGTCGATTCGACAGAAGCTACTACATGGTTTGCTTCTCAATCAAACGTAGCTCTAGATTGGGACACAGTAAAAAATGAACACAATCTTGAAAACACTATACCTTTTCATATACGAGAAGATGAAGCTAACTCAAACTATTTATTATTTACAAATATGGTTGGTCAGCATTATGATGAGGTTTGGGGATATCTATCTCAGTCACTTCAAATACATAAAAGAGACAATCCTTTATACGAAGGTTTATCAAAAGACTTAGTATATAATGTTCTTGCTTCTCTTGGCTGGGAATCATATCAAGGTTTTCATTTTCAAGATTTATGGGAATACGCTTTAGGTTTAGATGCTGATGGAGCTTATGGTTCAATATCATCATCTTTTGGTTTAGGTACCTCATCGGCATTTCTACCAGGACCTTCAGGTGCAATATCAGGTTCGATAAAAAATACATACGCTTCACTCCAGCAGTTATCTGGCTCTATGACAAGAGAAGAAATGTCAAGAGAAACTTGGAAGCGAATGCTAAACAACCTTCCATATCTTCTTAAAACTAAAGGAAGTGAAAGAGGTATAAAAGCATTAGTTGCAACCTATGGTTTACCCCCTACACTTTTACGTGTATTTGAATATGGAGGTCCTCAAAAATTAAAAAGTGAAGATTCATATGTTAAATATGACAAGTTTACATATTCGCTAGAGTTTACAGGAAGTCAGCGTGTTGAAGCTCAATGGCAAAAGGCACCAGCATCACCAATGGATGGTACAGTTAATAGAACTCCAGATGCAGTTGAAGTTAGATTTAATACTTGGACTCCAGCTTCATATTCTATAATTACATGGCCAAAAATGCATGTAGGTATAGAACCTCATCCAAGCTCTAGTAATAAAGCTTCAGGATATTATAATTTTGGTAGAGTAACTGCAAACTTTTTTAATGACGGTGTTGCTGGAGACTCAATAGCGACAATGTCCACTTACTTTCCTTTCTATGATAATGATTGGTGGAATATACAAGTATCTAGAACTACAGCTTCATATAATTCAGGCCAGCAGCATTTTCATGTTGCAATAGCAAAAGCAGCTGACCACGCAAACAATAGAATAACACATACAGGTTCTATGTTTGTATCTGCAAGTGAAGACGGTACGAATCAGTGGAATAAAGGCCAGCGTATATTATTTGGAGCTGTACACGACCCGTCACATCCTGAAGCTTCATATAGATTCTTTTCAGGTTCTATGCAAGAAGTTAGATTTTGGCACTTCCCTTATGCAGACCAAGTAGCTTTGGACTACTGGAATGACTTAAAACCTTTTCATAATCACACAAGAGATGCTTTACAAATACAAGGTTATGGAGCAACGGGTTCTTATGGCCAGTTAACGGCTAGGTATTCTTTAGGTGCCGACTTAAATAGATTTTCTCAATCTGATGCTTCAGGTTGGGGAGTACAGGCAAATTCAGGAAAAGCAATAATATCAAGTTCTGCACCATCCGCTCCTAGACTTCTGAATCCATACGCCGGCTTCTTTGGAACAGCTACTGAGGTGACAACAAACATGACAGCTAGTGGCTTTGAAATGGATATCGAAACAGACTGGCCACATGAGGAAGAAAGATATTATACAGCGATGCCAGATTTGGTAGGTACAAGAGAATATACAGATAAAACAAGAATAGAAAGCTCTGTACTTACAGGTAGGTTAGATAGCAGAAGAAAAAATGAAAGAAGTCAATTTGATTCTGCTCCACTTGATTCTAATAGACTAGGTGTTTATTTTGCACCTCACTTTGAAATAGATTTAGATATCGCTAGAGAAATAGCAGGTGCAAGATTTAGTAATTATGTAGGTAATCCTTTAGATTATAGAGATGATGAGTATAAAAGACTTAGAATTTTAAGACACCATTATTGGTACAAGCATATAAATCCTTATTCATTTCATGATTATATAAAAATATTAAGACACCTTGATTATACACTGTTTAGTCAGATAGAACATATATTACCTGCGAGAGCAAATGCTCAGGTAGGTCTTTTGGTTAAACCTAATTTATTAGAAAGACCTAAAGTTAAAGCTTTGGATTCGTCAAAAGAAGAATTGCATTATGAAGGTGAAATTGATACAAGCTTTTATGATATAACTGCAACAACAACTTTATTAGGAGGCCCTAAACACCAATGGAAAAATCCAGAAAATGGAGTTTGGTCAACAGGTTCTGACCAAGCAGGAACGCAAGCAATAAACGCACATACAGGAATTTGGCCATCAGGCTCGAAATATGGTTCTACAGACCAGTCTGAAGGTGAGCTTGTAGTTGTAATAGATTCTCGTATAACACCTGGTGGACATGATTTAGATAATGGTTCTAGATATATTTGGAGATACATGCACCAGTGGAAGAGTAATCACACCTCAGCTCAAGGTACTAATAATCATACAAGTGGTTCTGGATTTTTTAACACTTATGCATTTATACAGCAAGGTGGTGCTTCATATGAAAACGCTTATGAATTCTTTACAGACCACGGTGACCAGTCGAATCCAGCATCTCAACAGGACGGTTGGAATGTACAGCATTTAATGGATTCTCAATCTGCTCAAGCTACAATATCTCCAATTTCTTCTTTCAAACATAGATATGATTATGCATTGAATCTTGTACCAAGAACAGCTGCTAGTCCTATGGCAATGCCATCATTTCAATATGCTGTTCAGAGAGATAATTTCGCAGATTTTGGTAACATAAAAAATTATCACAATCAAAGACTATCAAGAATATACAAAAAGGAGAAGTTTTATTATTTCGCTCCAAGAAATAATATGAATAATAGTGGAAGTACAGGAGGTAATCCAACATCTGCTGTTAGTATGAGTGGATGGTCTCCAGCTGAGTTAGCAAATGGATGGTATAGGTCAGGTCTTAGACCTGTAAGTAGAAGCTATGAGGCTGCAGAAGTAAATGATTATAAACCTGCAGGATTTAGAAAACTATTCTATGAAGGCTGTAAACTTGTAGGTTCAGATTTTAATATGCCTGTACTTGAAACAGTAGACGGAGGTCCTGTTGTAGAAGTTACCGATACAAATCCTAATGCTATAATAATATCTGATAGAAATTCTAGAGATGGTGACTTAAGAGCGACTGGACAAACAATGCAGAGAAGTGTATAAAAATAAATTAAATGTATATTTATATTAAAGAAATATAATAGAGGAAATAAAATGGGATATTTAGATAAAACAACAATTACTGTCGATGCTATTCTTACCAAAAAAGGTAGAGAATTATTAGCAAAAGGCTCTGAGCACTTTAATATAACTCAGTTCGCATTAGCAGATGATGAAATTGATTATTCACTTTGGGATGTTAATCACCAACTAGGTTCTAATTATTATGGACAAGCTATTGAAGCTATGCCTATAGTAGAAGCCGTACCTAATGAAAATTACGTTATGAAACATAAATTAGTTACGCTTCCTAAAAATATTTCTAGAATGCCTAGCGTTACTGTAGGTGTTACGTCTATTGTATTAACGCATGGTGGTGATAAAGCACCTATAACTCCTAATACAGCTAACTTTGCTAACGGTAATGCGACTTATGGTTATACAGCAATTCTTGCAGACTCAGATGCATGTTATCTTAATGTAGCGTCAGGTGGAAGAATCAATACAAGATATAATCCAACAGTTGCTGACTTTATAGGAGATACTGGAAATTCTGTATCAGTTACAGGTACAAGATTTGAAATTGTAGCAAAAGCTCAGCCAGTAGAAGACAAGCAGACGACACTAACAATAATTGGAAATGAAACTGGTGGATATGTAACGATAAACATTACAGTTAAGAAAGAATCTACAGCTACAAACTTAGTTGAAGATTATTACTACGAAAAATAATATAGGGAATAGCAAATGGCAACAAGATTTAATAGAGATAATGCACTATCAAGAAATTATTCTACAAGAGTAGGACAAAGAGACAGACGACTTACATCTCCTGTTAGACGTTCAGTTACTCCTCTATATACAGCATTTGAAAATGGTGATGTTATCGAAAATGCACAGGCAGATACTATTACTGCTGCAATGTGGTCAAACAATGATGGTGAGTTAAAATTAGTAGATACAGAGTTATATACATCATCTGTACAAAAAGCTGCTTCAGGACTTTACTACGCAGAGATATATAGAGATGAACCTCAATTAACTGCTTCAGCTGAACCTCAGTTTGCTGTAGCGTATGGTAATTCAAATGGTTCAGGTTCTGCACCAATTTCTGAATATGCATCTGAAGGTATGACACCAACTAAGACTGTATATCAACAATATAGAAATTTATTACTTGCACCTGGAGATGAACACTTTACAATAACATCAGGTGGTACAACATTTAACGAAACAGGTTCGTTTTTCATTAATGTTAACAGACAAAGATATAAAGAAAGAGTAGACCCTGGTAATTGGGAATTGACAATTTCTTCTTCAACATTTGGTTTTCCTGGTCAAACAAACCGTGGAGGTTTATATACATTGACAGATGACAGCGCAGTTAACAGTGCGACATTAGGAGATGCAGGAGCTTTATATAAGGTAATTACTGGTTCGCTAGGAACAACCGATGCGTCAGCTACTCAATA